CGTCTGCTCGGGCGGCTGCACGAAAAGATGAGAGATCGGCACGAACCTCATAAGGTAGCCGAAAGGATCAACCACCCAAAGTTCGCCATCGAACTTATACGTAAAATGAAACATGAACAATAAGGTAGGTATGTTTCAATTTCCGTGTCTTCAAAAAGAGCAACTCTTGGGAACTCAATTCAATGCCTTGTGCCAAAATGGCAACGGTAACTACAACAAATATGCAAATAATCATTTTTTTTATACGTCTTAAAAAATCTTTCAAGTTATATAAACATACAATTAATATATATATAATTTAATAAATAATATTATATGGAAAATATAAGAATAGTAAATAATATAATAACATACAACAAGGCATATAGTGAAGATTTTAACGAGATTTTACATAAGAATTATATAGACCATTAAAGCTCAATCATTTAATATTCAATAAAAAAAAATCCTGTTTGTTTATGTGAGTGTTGCAAACTTCTGCAGTGCCGTTAACGGCCTTCAGCTGAGAGAAGAGCCAATAGTTGCTCTTCTTCTCGCTTTGCTTTCTCCCTTGCTTGTGCAAGGTTCCTAGCCGCAACTTTCTCGCGTGATTTTTCGCGGCGGCGGAGGCGTTTGTTTTGGTTTGTCATTGCGAGCTCACATGAGCGCTCCCGCGTGTCACAGTGTCGCTTCTGATCAAGGAAAAGTTTGTATACTTCTTCCTTGATATGTTCTAGTCGCACGTGTTCTAGCAGATCGCGATCGCATGAATCATGTGCGTCTTCTAACAGATCGCAATCGTATAAAATTGAATAATATATTTCCGTAATATCATTCATCAAGCCAGACTTCTGCATCTGTTCTACCCTCTGCTCCTTCATCAAGCGAAACTGCCGCATCCGTTCTCGAAACTGCCGCATCCGTTCTCGAGACTGCCGCATCCGTTCTACCCTCTGCTCCTCACTTTGCCACTCTTCAAACTTCAAGCTTTGACACAGAACTGGGTTCCAGTCATCGAGTTGTCCCCCAACTGAACCATCCGTTCGACACACGGGACAACTTTTACCCCAATTTTGGTAGCACAATTCGTGCAACATATTGATGCAACAAGCGCAAACTAAGAAGGAGTAACCGAATGTTACTTTTTCCAAGCAAATCGAGCAAATGTCTCCCCTATGCTTTTTCGCGTACTTCCACATATAGTACCATCGCAGACTGTGCTTCGTTGATTTTGAATGGAAATACCATTGTGGAAACATCCTTATTTCTCTTGTGCCAAAATGGCAACGGTGTCTACAACCAACATGTAAATAATCATTTTTTTTAAAGGCTACAAAAAAAAATTTTTTTTAGCTGTTCTTGCAGCGCCATTTCATCGAAACTGCGCTGATATGACTGTGCATTCCCTTCTTTTTAGCAAGATCCTCCTGCGCAGGCTTCTCCTCCACCACCATCAGCTTCCCGTGATTTCTTGTGCCAAAGTAATGAACTTCGGCACTAACTTATCACGTAGTCTCCGCAGTGAATGAAGTTTGCGCTTCTTTGCAAACCACGTTGTTTTCTCCTCCTGGTTACTCGTGTGTATCACGAGTTCCTCCATCAAAATGTCACACACCTTCCTCTCCCCCATGAACGCTTCCACAAAAGGTTTACGTTCATGCCTCAACCTTTCAAAATCTTCATATTGCTCCTTTGTCAAAAAGTCCAGTGTCTCCTGTATATCTTCCTTCATATCCAGGATGTTCTGTAGAAGCTTGAGTGGGGAACTCAGTTGCCGATACGTTAACACCCTGTCATGCAACCTGATCAAGTCATAGAGGGACATCATGAAGATTTCATACACCCTTGTGGGTCCCTGGTAGCGGATGGGAGTCCGCCAAGGATCCACAAGGGTGATCGTCTTCACAATCCAGTAGATCCTCTCGACAATCTCTTTTTCTGCGGGTGTAAGATCCGCCATATGAGGACTTGTGCCAAAATGGCAACGGTACATACAACCAAATGGAAAAAATCATTTTTTTTTTTTATGCCTATAATTTGATTTTTTTTATTTACACACTTATTTTCTATTTATTTTTACTAAATTGTTTATATGTTTTTTCTAATTCATTTAAATCTTCAATCCATAATTCTTTTTCTGTTGTTGCCTCTAATTCAGTTATTTCATATTCTAAATCTTCTACATCTTTTAATAATTGTTCTTTCTTTTCTAATGTTTGCTGAATTAATGGCATCATTATTAAATAATCATATGAATCATCTTTCTTAGGATATTTCTTTTTCTCTAATTCATTAATAATTACTTCCTTTTTCACATTTTTCATTATAAAAGTTTCCTCAATTAATTCTAAAATAAACTTGGCTTTAGCATTCATATATTTAATCTTTTCATTTAAATCATTTAATATATATTCTTTTCTTTTTACATAACCTTCTAATCTAATATAATAAAATTCCTTTATTATATCTTGAATATTTTTATATGTTTTAATTATACCTTTTTCATTTAATAAATTCATATATGTTGTTTTAAGTTTTTCATTACTTGTTAATTTAAAATCTTTCATAAATTTATCTATAAAATCATCAGTTAAAATTCCTGTATAAAATTCTAATACAAAATGAACTTTTGTTTCTGTACTATGATTTATATAATTTTTTAAAATTTTAGATTTCTTTGTAATCATATTATCTAAAAATTCTTTATATGTATCAGTCCATACACCAACTGGTAATTCATTTACTTCAATTTTTGTAGAACTTATTTTCTTAAATTTTCCTAAACTTTTATATTTTCCATTACTATCTTGTATTATATCGCCAGTAAATCCCTGATAATATGGAATAAATTCCATTGAATCAATTGAAGATACATCATCTTTCTTTAAAATTGTTTTTATAGCATTAATAATAGTCATTGGGTTAAAACATGGAATTTCTGTACTATAACCTGTAGCAATTCCTTTCGTACCATTCACTAATACCATTGGTATAATCGGTAAATAATAATATGGCTCAACTAATAATCCATCATCATTCTTATAATCTAATATACAGTTATCTAACTTATTAAATATCTTAAATGTTATTGGTGATAATTGTGTATAAATATAACGGGCACTTGCGTTATCATTTGAAGCAATTCGTGTTCCAAATTGTCCTTTTGGTTCAAGTAAATTAATATTATTTGAACCTACAAAATTTTGTGCCATTCCAATAATTGCTTCTTGAAGACTTACTTCACCATGATGATAAGCACTTTGTTCGCTAACATATCCTGATAATTGTGCTACTTTAATATCTTTTACAAGATTTTTCTTAAAACACGAAAATAAAATTTTTCGTGTTGATATTTTTAATCCATCACATATAGATGGAATAGAACGTTCAATATTATATACTGAAAAATGTATTAATTCTTCATTAATAAACTTATAATAACTAATTTTATTATTTCCATCTTTTGAATACTCAATATTTAATTCTCGATCATAACTCTTTAACCATTCTTTACGATTATCTGCTTTGTCTTTATTAAATGCTAAATCAATTGATTCAAAACATTTATCATTTGTCCATTTATAATCTACTTTATTCATATTTTTAAAATATTCTTTTGCTTCAGAACTTGTTGATGTACCTAAACCTTTATAATATTTGATTTCCCAACCTTTCCCATTATTATGTTCTTCACACCATTTCTTATAATCATTATTATTATAAAATGATATTACTTCTTTAGATTTCTTAACTTTTACAATTGGTGTAAGAATAGTAAAAGCAAAATCATAATGTTTAAGAAGACTCGGCCAGAGGCGATATAATAAATTAAAGATTAATTCTTTAATGTGATGTCCATCACTATCCATATCTGTAAATATCATAATCTTTCCATAACGTAATGATTTTAAATCGTCTTTTGTTTTATATTCACGACCTGACTCTAATCCCATAATCTTTTTAAAATCACTAATTTCAGTATTATTTGTTAATTTATCTACTGATACTCCATCAACATTTAAAATTTTCCCTTTTAACGGATATACACCATATCTATCTCTTCCAACTTCTGATAATCCAGCGATCGCCATAGTTTTTGCTGAAAGCCCTTCTGTTAATATTAATACACATTCATGACTTTTATCCGTACCAGCCCAATTAGCATCATCTAATTTAGGAATTCCATATATATGATTAGATTTCTTACCATCTGTCTTCTTTAACATTTTTAAATTATCATCATTATTTAATGTAAGTAATCTATCTAATATATGCGATTTATAAATTTTTTCTACAAATTTATCTGATATTTCACATTTAGAACCAAATTTAGCAACTGGAGTTGTTAGTAGTTCCTTTGATTGTGAATCAAATGCCGGATTAGGTATTACACATTTTATAAATACAATAAGATTATCTTTAATATATTGAGGTTTTACATTTTCAATTCCTTTACGTTTCTTTGATTTCGCATAATCTATAAATTTCTTTACAAAATTATTTACTATATATTCTACATGACGCCCTCCACGTAAAGTCCAAATACCATTTACAAATGATATTTGCTCAAATCCTTTATGTTCTCTATCTTTTTTTAGTTTTCCATTTTTTATACTTGATGTATCACTATTAGCATCTATATCATTTTCTATCTCAATATCATTATCCATTTCAGCAATTAATACTTCCCATCTATCATTAACTAATTCATAATGACGCACTTGGTCGCATTTATATTTATTTAAATATAAATTACAATATTTTTCAAAACATTTAATTGTTATTTCATTATCATTTAAATAAACTTTTACGTTTGAAGGTGTAAGAGCACATACATCATAAGCACGTTTCATCATTAAACTATACATATCATCGGATAAATTATCTAATTTAAATCTTTTATAATCTGGTGTAAATGTTATTTTTGTATATGGATATTTCGTATATTTTGTAATTTTTGGTTCAGTTTTATTTGACATATTATTTGAAAATTCTTGAATATATTTTAATTCTCTATGACTATCAACTGTTTCTACTATGAATTTTGTTGAATAAATATTAGCAGCGGATGCTCCAATTCCATTCATACCACCAATTGTTCGCTCTTTACTATCATCATAATTAGATGATGATAATAAATGTCCTAATAACATTTCAGGAACATATATATTATGTTTTTCATCTTTATGAATTGATATACCATCACCATCATTATATACTGAAATTTCCCCATTATCTTTATTAATATTAATTTTAATATTTTTTGTTTGATGAATTTTATCTTTCTTATTTATTGATGTTAATTGTCTAATATCATTATCTTCTAATTCTTGTAATCGCACAATATGGTCTATAGCATTTACTAAAATTTCATCAAAAATTTTGTATAAACCAGCTATATATTCAATTGGACGTTTTTCAATAATATTATTATCACTATTATATATATATGTTTCTATTATATCTGGTTCAACTGAACCTATGTACATTGAACCTCTTAATAATACATGCGTTCTTTGATCTACTTTCTCATATTTAACCTTTGACATAATAATTAGAAGAAAATTAAATAAAAATTAATAATAATTTTTGTTAATAAATATTAGTGTATATATTTCTTTATATCATTTTTTCATTTTTTTTAAAGATTACAAATAGGACTATATTTAACAAAAATATATTTAGTTTATATATATTTTTATTGTATATAGAATTACAATCATTTTTAATTTATTTTTCTTCTATTTTTATAATATATTAAAAATGATATAAATATAAATTATATATAACTATAATCGGCATCAACTTTTTCTGATAATGAAAGTTTATAATATTTATTCATTAATTTCTTATTTCTTAATCCTTCAGGACCTTCAAATTTAACATTATTATATCCCTTATTATATAAATCTTCTATAGCTGGTTGTTCTAAAGCATAGTTAAAATAACGTAAATCAGCCATAAATCCATTATTCTTTAAATAGTCTTGTGTTGATTGTTTTAATGATGAATATTTAGGATATACATAGATATTACCATTATTATTCATTAATGAATCATCGCCAATATTTTCTTGGAACATTAAAGTATCATTTGCGTAGAAAGATACAGAACATCCAGAATCAAATGATAAATAATTTTTCCATGATTTAAATACAAATGTGAAAAGAACTGCTGAATTAACATTGAAATGACTTAATAATTTACCATCTTCAGGAATAAATAATTTATTATTAAAACGTTTCATACTATTAAATTCTATTACCAAATATACACCTCCTTGTTTGTATTTAGAATGTCCTGTTTCATGATTACGTGTTTCATACTCAATTTCAGGTGATGTAAAATATCTGAAATAAATATATGGAGCTTTTTGAACTATTTCAGGTTTATTTAAATAATAAGATTTATTTTTTGAATTATATATATCATTATTAATATTATATGTGTCACCTTTTGATAAATTTACTTTATAATCAGTAAAAGCTGATAATTTGTAATAATCTGATTTTTCTGAATCATCTGAAAATTTAAAAATATTTGTGTTATCATCTTCTAAAATTAATTTTGCATTATTATCTGAGGTAGTATCATGTTCTGGTTCAGTTAAAACTTTATGCATCTTGTTCATAATTACTGGATTATTTTGTCCTATTAATAATATATCAAATTGTCTATTATCAGATGTTAATTGTAATGATTGTTTATTTAACCAAAATGAAATCGTATATTGTTTTCCACCATCTATATTATATGATAAAGGAAGTTTTTTATAAAATGGATAAGTTGATTTATCTTGAGTATTAAATTCTATCATAGGTGAATTTAATTTATATTTACCTTCAATAATTGTCATTGATGATTTATTATCAGATTTATAATCTACTTCACGTGATAAATCACTATATACGTATGGGATATATAAACCATAAATTAGAAATAATACAATTAATACTATTACTACTTGTATTGCTATATTTTGTAACATATTTAATTATTAAAATATTTAATTATTTATATTTTATTCTAATTAATTTATTATTATTAAGAAATAATTTTTTATTATTAATTATAATTAATAATTAATTTTGATATTATTTATAAAATATTATTTTATTTTATTTATAAATATAAGTAAAAAAAAGTTTGAAATAGTTATAACTTATAAGTTATAGTATTTAAAGAGCACCACTTTCTTCTTCATCTATTCTATATATTGGTGATCTAAGACCATAACCAATTTTACTCATTAAAGAACTACTATATGGTGATGAAGCATATAATTGTTCTACTTGTTTTTGTGATACTAAATCATCTGAAAAGAATAATTTAGTAATATAAGAATTTTCCATATCAGATGGATCAGTTCTTTCACGACTAATATTTGGCATTAATACAATTTGATTAAAATCAACATTTAATTTTGTAATTGATGTTGATGCTGTTTTCGTAATTGTTGTAGTTGCATATGCTTCTAAAGTTCTAATAGATTGAGTTTTATAAATTTCACCATTTAAATATAAAACTATAAATTCACCATCAACAGTAAGTGATACATGATTCCATGATGATAATGGTAAGAAATCAATTGTCATATAAATATATTTATCTTTATCACGTTCTTGAGTTAATGGTTTTAACATAATAAATAAATCATTTCCATATAAACCTACAACTATTTTCTCAGTATCATATAATTTTTCATTATATTGACCAAAAATTGCTTTATCAATTACATTATTTTTATGTTGTTTATATATATCAAGATTTAAATTAGTATTATATTCAACGGAAATTTGTGGAGCATAACCAGAAGTACATCTAAGTAAAGTTAATGGAGTAGAATCTATATTTTTAATTCCATTGGTAAATAACCAAAATCCTAATGAAAAATTATTATCAGAATTATTAACAATTACATATTGTTCTGCTGTCATCATTTTTGTTAAATCAACAATACGGCCATTTGAAATTAAAGATTGAACTTTAACTTGATAACTATAATATGCTACAAATAAATAGACAACAATTAATACAATTATAATTAATAACATAATAATTCCTACACGTAAAGTATATGATGATGTTGAAAACATATCAGACATTTTATTCATTTTATCACTTATACCAAATTCCATACCATTGGCACGAGCATTATTATTAGGCATTTTTGGTGCTTGTACTGGAGCTTGTACTGGAGCTTGTGGTCTAGGTGGTGCTATACGATTAACATTTCCTGCGGGATTAATCATTTTTATTATATGATTTTTATTATATATAACTATATTAAATTATTATAATATATTTTATATTATTTATTATTTAATATAAATAAATTTTTAATTATTTTTAATTATTTTTAATTATTTTCTTGTTCGTTAAATAAATTATTATATTTATATATATTTTGATAATAGTTTTCATTAATTATTTCATCTAAATATAATTTAATATCAATATCTTCTTTTTTATTATTTTTTGTTTCACATATTTCTTGTTGATTTATTAAAGAATTATTAATAAATGTGTCATTTGATATCAAATTATTAATAAAATTTAAATTATATATATTATAACTTTTATTTATTATATTTTTACTATTTATATTCATATTTTCAATTAAATCTTTAAATTGTTTTAATTTATTATTAAATTGCATATTTTTTAAACATATATTTGATAGTTTATAATTAACATGATAATTAATATGGATTTCATCACTAAATTTTAATTTATTTATATTAAATAATTCAATTAACTTTAATACATTACAATTTTTATAATATATTTCACTTTCTATTTCATGACTATTTCCATAATCTGTATAATTATCATTTATGACTAATAAATAATTTAATATTTTATTTACATGTCTTTTATTTGATAAAAGTGTATTTGTACTTCTATATAATATTAATTCATGTGGCATATGTTCTATAATTGAATATAGTAAAAAATCATTATTAATTGCATAAAAATCATCAAATTTAAAAAGATGTTCATAAAATTTTTTAATTATTTCATTTATTTGATAATTATGTAATCTATTTTTCTCTATTAAATTTTTATTATTTTCCTTTATATACTGTTTTTTATTTGAACTTTCCAAATAAAAATAATAATTATATACTATTATATTTATATTTAAAATAATAGAACGTAAATCATTACAACATTCTAATATAAATTGATTAATTATATCTATCTCATATTTAGTAGTTTTCTTGTCTTTTGTATTAAATTTTTTATTATGTTTTTTAAATAATTCTTCTTTATTCTTTATATATAATTTTGTTGTATATAAAACTAAATCTTCTTTTTGTATATTTGGATAATTATATATATTAAATAATTTTCTATATTTAACTAAAGAAAATTTAGAATCATAATTCATTATTATTACTATTGGCATCAATAAGTTTTTAGTTTCTTTTATATATTGTAATAAAAGAGTATGTAATTCTTTTTCTTCATCTAATAAAAAATTATAATCATCTAATACTAATACTTTATTTTTTTTTCCTGTAAAAAAATCACATATATCTCCAAATTTTAAATGTGTATGAAAAAAATCATTAAGTAATTGAGAGTTTAGTTGTGGTAATTCATTTAATGTAATTTCTTCATAATTATTCTCTTTACAAAATTTATTCATTAAAAAACTTTTTCCTATTGATACTTCTCCTTGTATCAATACTAATTTATTATTTAATATATCATTTTGAATTTGCTCATATATATTTTGTCGTTCTTTTCCTATAATTTCCATTTTTATAATAGAGAAATTATCATACAATTTATTAAATAGTTAATGTTATATATAATATATAATTTTAAATAAAAATAAACACAAATACCAACACAAACGCAAATATAATTATATGTATATATACAAAAATGTTAAGAATTTTACGAATGTTACGAATATTAAGAATTATCAAACTTGGTTTTTCTTTACACGTTCGCACATTTTTTTATCTTTACAAAATCCAACGCATCCTGTTACACGTTTAACCGTCTTTTGAATATCTACACGACCTGATGCAACTTCAATTACTGTCTCAATTACACCTGGAACTAAATGTTGAAGTATAAAATCCATTACATTATCAATTGTCATACCAACTGGAACATCAACACCATGATCTTTAAGGAGCATCTTAATTACTGTCTCTACTAATGCTTTCTTATATGCACCACGGTCTGCGTCTTTAAGTTTATCTTTATATTGAAGAGTTTGTACTACAGACATAAGGTTAGTTGTAAGTTGCATAATAAATTGTGTATTTAAGTCTTTATTTCCATCAATCCATAATTTTCCAGCATCATAAAGTTTGCGAATATGTTCTTTGAATTTTGGTTTTGATTTTACAACATGGTTTGAGTTGATTACTTCTTGAAACTTTACAACAACATCTACTGCTTCTGTTAAATTTTGAGGTGCTGCCATTTATATTTTTAAAAAATTCTTTTTTTTCTTTTTTATTTATTAATATTATAATTTTTTTAAATCAAAAAAAATATATTAAATAATTTATATAAGATGGCATTTAAAATGGAATATTTTATTCCAAATACTAATAATGGAAATAATATTGTCATTATAAATAAAAATAATAGTGTAGAAATATATTTAATTATTGGAATATTAGATAATTTAAATGATAGAAAATTACTAAAACAAGATGTTATTGTATATAATGAATTAATTTTTTTTAAAAATAGACGTAAAAGTTATGATAAAAAAATTAAAAATTCATATTATTATTGTATAAATAAACCACATATGATAATAAAATATAAAAATTTTTGGAATGGTATGGATAAAAACCCAGATAATATTATATATGATGATATATTAGTTAATAATAATGTATTTCTTTTAGAAACTACTACTAATAAATATACATTAATTTTTGAAAATATTCTAATAAAATTTAAATTAAGTAATAATGAAAAAGTAATAAATTTTTTTAATATGTTTGGTAATAATGCATTGTCTTATCCTGTATTAATTACAAATAAATATTTATATAGTTATTGTGATTATCTAGAAAAATATAAATTATCAGATAATATTGACGAGATTTTAGATATTATTAATAATAAAATTAAAAGCATTAAAGATTATAAAAAGTCATCTAATAAAAAATATAAAAAAATTATGGAAGAATTTCATTATAATTTTATATGTAATGATAATAAATTAAGTATTTTACAAAATAAAAAAAGTCCAATTTATAATTTTCATATTCCATATATAGAAAATGAAAAAAATATAAATAATGCTGGAATAATACCAGGAAAACTTTCATTGATACATAAAAATTGGAAACTTAAAAAATATCAAATTATTGATAAAAATTTTGTATTTTCAGGATTAAGAAATAATATATTAGAATATATTATAGAAAAAAATGGTGGAAAAGTTCAAAATAAAGTTAATAATAATACACATGTATTAATTATTAAAGATATTAAAAAAAAAAGTTCAAAAATTAAAAAAGCTAAAGAACTACAGATTCCTGTTTATGATTTAAAATTTCTCATATATTACTTACAAGATTTAGATGAAGTTAAATACAGATTAGTAAATGGAAAAACTGTTAAAATACCTGAAAATCAAAAAAAATATTATAGTTTAATTTAATTCCTCAA